CCGTTGTCCCGGCCGGGATACCGCTGATGACAGTCACCTTGTCATCCCCCTCCTGGCGCTCGCTGATCGTGTAGTCGAGGCGCGGGCGGATGGTCGGAACACCATCGGGGAAGAACCAGAACTCATGGGAGAACGGCGGGACATCGACAGCCCCAAGGTTGGTGTCCTGCGTTACCTTTTCGAGAACATCAGGCCTGGCCGGATAGCCGTCCTCGAGATGCGCGATGTACCGCCCCTCAGCATCGTATTGAACGATCATGAGTTATTGCTCCGATGTGATTTCAGATTTTGATCGCGAGCCAGCGCACGCGGATGGGATAGGGCGAATTGTTCGTGATGGTGATGGTGGAACTGTTCCACTCCAGTTTCCAGCCGCCCCGCAGTTGCTGCAAACTGTCCCCATTGTCGTAATCCGATGTCAGCCAATGCGGAGAACAGTAATTGTCGTCCATATGGCTGAACTCATACGTGTGATAATGGGTGTTGCCCGTGCCCGAAACATGGTCAACCGTCGCGTGGACAGTGTACCATCGGTTGTTGGATGACAAAGGATAGGCCAGCCCCATGATGACGGACGGGGTTGAGCCATGAGAGACCGTGACCGTGCCCGGGTACCAGAGATCCACTTCGCCGCTGACAGGCCCGCGCCCGCCGGGGCATGTGACCGTTCCCTCGTTCTCCCATCGTGCCGGAATATGGTCGGCATCGAAGAGCAGCCCATCGAGATCGGCTGTTGCCGCGTCATAGCCAGCGCGGGAGACCCGGAACACATAGTTTGAGCCGACATCCCCGAGAACAATGCGCCGCGCCATAGGCCTACCCCTGGTTCTTCATGAAGGCAAACCAGCGAATGGTTTTCCCAGCCGCCGGATAGGTTCCGGGGTTTTCGACCGACTCCCCGGCCCTGGCGTAAAACCCGGATTGATCGACATCGCTATAGACGGTGGAGAATGTGGGGAACTCGACCAAGCGGCCACAGAACAGGAATGGCACCACAGGGAAAGTCTTTCCGAAGCTCACCCTGATGGAACCGCCCCCGGCAGGGCAGACGAAACTCCCGGAGGCAAGGGCCATGAGATGCTTCGTGCTCATCGAAAACAGAGCGGCGGAATCGCTGACCGTCTCGGCATCCACCCCAGCCGGAGAGACCCATAAGCCATACTGCGACCCGCGTCGTCCGAGGATGATCCGCCGTGTCATGGCCGCACCGTCATGAAGATGAATTTGTCTCCTGAAGAAATCGGCGATTGCTTGGGGAACGGGACGCCGACCATGACGGCCGTTGTTGAAACGATAAGGGCGTAAGGCGTGCCGTCCCACCACCCGAAATCGAAGTCGCCTGTGAAGTATTGCCTTTCGATCTGATCGATTACCATGTTCCCGTTGCGCTTGAGGGAGAAGATGCATGGCGGTGGCAGGGTGTAGGATGCCCCCAAGCTGACCCATTGGAACAAACCCGTGATCTGGCCGACAGAGACAGCCTTCGCATTGGCATCCCTTAAGGCCGAGAACGAGATGACGCGGTTGTTGTTCACGTCACCTGTGGCGGCGTCGAACCCCTGCCTTGAGATGCGAAGGTCATAGGCCGTGCCGATCTTCCCCATTACGACGCGTCGGGTCATGGCTTAGTCAAAGATCTCTATGCGACGGTTCGGGCCATCGAGACGGAACCCGCCAACGGTTGTCACGTCACTGGACGAGGAGACCGTACCGATGATGGCGCTGATGGCCGATAGGTTCTCAACGTTGATCTGGCTGGCGCTGATCGAGCCATCCCCGATGAAGTCGCCACGCATTGTGACGCGCGCGACGCCGTTGCGGGTCGAAATGGAGAACACAGCCTCCTCCCCGAAGCCAGCGCCAGGAGCTCCGACGAGGAACCTGTCGACCGCGATCTTGAGCTCGCTCTGAAGCCCACCCGGCCCATTTGCGCCGACGAGCTGCAACCCGCCGAAGAAGCCGTTGGAGTCGAGCGTGACTTTCCAGGCACCGATGAGCTGCCCGGTGACATCGGCAACGGCGGTGAAGCGCTCGCCCACGGTGACGCCGGTCTGCTCGAATTCTGCCGTGACATCAGTGCCGAAGATGGCCAGCGCCTTGTCGGCAGTGACCTTGACCTGTGCGACCTGGGTGATGGCCGCCCTGCCCTTCTCATCCGCTTCCTCGGCAACGACGCGGGCTTCGCCTACGAGGTCCGCCGTCTGCAGCAGGATATCGAGGCTGTCCATGCGCCGGGCGAGAGCCGGGATCAGGTCATCCGGCAGCACCTTCATGATCAGGTGGTCGCCGCTCAGCACCAGAGGCGGCGGGGTCAAGACGACAATACTGAAGGCCCCGACCACGGTGGATGCAGTAACCCCCGCCACACGCAACCGGATCGTCTGGGCCGCTGCGACGATCGCCTCAAAGGTCGTCTTATCGTCGTTATAGGCACGAACCCAAGTCTCGCCGCCATCATAGGACACATCCGCGATGTAGCTGATGGCGCCCTTGGCCGGTCGCCAGCCCGCTTGCAGGATCAGATTGGTTCCACGTTGGTAGACATTGGCGGCAAGTGTCGTCACCACCGGGATTGACGGTGAGAATACATCCGGCACGTCCGGAAGCCGCTCAAAGCCGGTTTCGGTCACATCATAGACGGCGGGATCGTCCACCACGCCGGTCAGAGCGATGTGCTCGCCGTCCGTGTCAGGCGTTCCTTCGGTGATCAGCACCCGGAAGGTGCGCGGCTGGCCGGGCGAGAAGGCAGCAGTCGGGCGGTCGGCCAGGTCGGAACGGGCAATCGCATCGGCAAGGGTCATGCCCTGCCGGGTTGCCTCTGCCGCCATATCGCCCGCGTTGACGATGGCAATCCGATCGGACGCGCCTCGTGTGACCCGCACAGGTCCCCAGGGCTGCCCGTCTCGGCGCCGGACCTCCACATAGTGGTTGCCGGTCTCCTCCCATTCGAGATCATGGTCGAAGGTCAGGGCTCGGATGGCGTTGTTGTAAGCCACGACCTCGGCAGACTGCCCCCACGTCTCAGGCTCTTCGCAGGACAGCACGACCAGATCGCCGCGCTTGAGCAGACGGCCCTCGGCCCGTGCCGTCCACGAGACTGTGACACGCCGCAGGGCGTTCTCGGCTGCCATGAACCGGACGAGCCCAGCCGCCTGCGCGCGCTTCTGGACGCCCTGAAGCTGTACTCGTGCAGGCTTGGCGAGCGTCATCCCAGCAGGGGCACTCGATACCTCGGCCAGTCGGAAGGTCGTCTCATCGAGATACTCGCCCACAATGCCGTCAGCGATATCGTCGTCCGCCAGGGTGTAATCGATGGTGAGCGAGTCTTTTACGATGTCGTAATCCGTGAACATCATGCGCGGGATGCCGCGGGGCTCGTCGCGGACGATGGTCAGGCGGTCGCCCACAGGCGCAGGCATGGCCCGACCTGCCTTCAGGATGGTCTCAAGCGCATCATCGAGCGTCTGAGGCTCCTTGAAGACGTGATCGAAGGTGTGCCCGAGGGATGTCCAGAGCTGGTCGTAGGCATAGAACGACTGAAAGTCGATCTGATCGATTGACAGCCCTGCCCCATAATCGGCATTGCGCCAGATATCGAGCGCGGCCCAGGCAATCGAGCGGGACGGCTGCGTGACGAAGCCTGAACCATTCCAGACCGGGATCTCGCGTGTAGAGATGACGCCGATCTGACCGTTCGTGATGCCCTGAAGCCCCTCACCGGCGCGGGCGCGCACGGCAATGGTCGTCACACGCGGAAAGGCGTTGGGGCCGTCGATCTGAGCCCGCAAGGCAGACCAGACAATGTTGTCGATGGTCGTCACCTTGCCGTTGTTGCTGGTGGTGCCCTCCATTTTTGGGTCAGTACGGCGGACGCGCACCTCGTAGCGCCCGGGAGGAACCGTGACGCGCTCCGTGATCCGGATCTGGCTTGTCTTGGCGTAGGTATACGTCTTGTCGAAGACCGTTTCCCAGCTTCCGGCCGGGGCTCCCGCATCGTTGACAAGCCGAGCCTGCGCCACGACGTGAACCGCGTTGGGGTGGAGTTCGCCCTTGTAGGTATCCGCAAGCCCACCAGGGAACACGAAGTCGAACAGCAGCTGGGTTGCCTTCGTGCCGGCAGCATTGGCGGTGTAGCCCGGTGTATAGGTCGTGGACAGTTCGATCCCGGAGACTTCGCTGGCCGAGACCACGTTGACCGGGAAGAGCGTGACCTTCTCGCCAGGGTCGCAGATCTGGATCCTGATGCCGGGGAAGGACGGATTGTAACCTCCGCTCTTGGTCCAGATGCGGGTGTCGGCAATACGCAGCTCTTCGATGTCATAGCTGCCGCACCCGAGGCACAGCAGGGCATATTCCGTCATGTTGTCGCCGTCGAACTCGGAATATTTCGGAGCGGCGAAGTCGGGGAAGGACAGGGTGCGGCCATAGAGGACCGGGATCGGTTGCAGCGGGCGCGCCTGATTGCCGCCAAAGCCGAAGGAATAGAGCTCCTCCTTCGCCTCGGTCTTGCCGCCTGCCTTGGGCTTGAGGAAATGGCTGATCGCCATCGCGCCGCCCGCGATGAGTACGGAGGAGGCAATCGAGGCCATCATCGTGCCGGCGCCGAAGATCAGGCCTGCCGCGTAGGGTGCGAGAGCCGTGAGCGCGACCATGGCGACGATGGCGCCGATGCTCTTGGCCGTGGAGTTACCCCCGCCGCTGTTGCCGCCGAGCGGACGGCTGATGAACTCGACGTTATCGTTGGCGGTGAGCTTATGGGTCGCCCATTCGGTGCGGCCATAATAGACGCCGTTGACCTTGCAGACGGTTGGAAGATCGAAGCGCCAGCCGGTCTCAGCGAGAACCTGCTCGATGGTCGGCTTGCGCTTGCGGGTCTTGTGCTCGGCAATGGGGAGCACGAGGCCGCTCTCGACCTGGCGAACGTCGTCACGCTCCGGGTCGAAAACTAGGAGGTTATGCTTGACAGCGAGCTTCATGGATTAGGATTTGCGCCTGAAGAAGCGGAGAAAATTGAAACCGGAGGCACGGAGCGCCGGCAGATCGTCCACGACCACGCCGGCAGCTTTGTCGATGTGGATTACAGCGCCGGTTGTGGCGGGCACGATGTAGGTGCCGAGATGGAAGTCACGCTTGGCGACATTGCCCATGAGGACGAGATCGAGTTCCCGTGCCTCGGCTTCGGTCACTTCGTCCCAAGCCTGCCGCTCGGGGTGAGAAAGCATGGCCTCGGCTTGAGCCCGAGTGGTCGGCTCGGCAAAGGGCACATCCGGCATGGCGATCCCGGCAAGCTCGTTCTGGATATGACGGGCCAAACCGTAACAATCGAACTCGTCCGGTCCCCGCGCCCCGATCTTGTAGGGCTTGCCGATGAGGCTCTCAAAGAAGGCGAGACGGTCAGTCATTGATCTCCAACCGCCCTTCCTTCAGGTCGATCAGGAATTTGTCGTTTCTGATCCGAAAGACCGTCTGCTCAGCGTGCTTGATCACGCGCACCGCGGGCTCTGGCTCTTTCGCAAGAGCCTTCGCTGCCGCCGCCCCCGCCACAGGAGCCGCAGCCAAGAACCCGAAAAGCTTTCGACGTGAGAGCATGTGTCTACTCCTAGGAGATTTGTAGTAGCCGATCGAGAAGCCCGGCAAGGACGCCAAGGGCAAGCAGGAACATCAGGGGCTTCATCACGACACCGCCAACAAGCTCGGGAACCGAACCATGTCATAGACCTCGCGCATGACGCGCATGTTCTGCGGACGGGCAATGGCAAGCTGCCCTTCAAGCTGCCGCGCCGTGCGCTTCACATTGCGAAGGATCAGCCGATACGGACCTTGGCCCACAGTGTTCGGATCAGACGCAAGATAGCCGCGAAAGATGGCCGTGATCGGTGTATTCACCTTCACGGCCTCCTCTAGGTAGCGAGCTACCTCGCGGTTGACGTTATCGACGCGGATGGTCGCTTCTGGTCCAAGATTGCCGATCCGAGGATAATCCACCTCAAAGGGGATCGCCTTGAAGGGCACAATGGTCCCGCCGCCCACAGGGGCACCGTCTTCCAACCGGAAATTCATGTCCACTGTGTTCCTTACGGCGCGGATCGGAGCTGGCGCCCCGTTCTCGACAAAGACCGGATGGATCAGCTCAATGGTGATGAGCATGACCTCATCCTTGGGCGTTGAAGCGGCTGCCTCGGCCCAGGCTTGCGTTGCTGAAACCGGCATTTAGATAAGCCCCTGAACTTTCAGAACCATGGTGACGAGCGTGCGGCCGGCGCCAATATCGCTCTCGCTTATTCCATTGACAGCGTTTTCGATCTGCACGGTCCGATTGACATATGTCTGCGTGGGAGCGCTCCAGATCGGCATCGTGAAATCGGCCGTGCCGGCTGCAACATCGTTCATCACGAAGTTGCGGAAGATCCCGAGCTGTTCCGCCGTGAAGTCGCGAGACCAGTTCATGGTCGTAATGTTGACCGTGAACTGCCGACGCATCCGGATTTTCCCCGATTGCATCTCGGATTTGATCGGAGCGGAGCCAAGCTGTGGGATCTGGTAGCCATCCCGCAGCGATTGGTATGGGAGACCATCGGGCCAAGTCGGCATTAACGGCCCCTCATCGCACTGACACCAAAGCGCTGCTTCAGTTGCTTATCAAAGCGGCCTTCAGCGATCATGCTCCCAAAGAGTTGCTCGACCTGAATGTCCCAGCGTGGTCCGTTTGGACCATCGGACTCTTTCACAGTTGTCTTGGTCCCCGGTGCCTCATGGATGTGAAACTCAGGGCGATTGTTGTTCGCTGGCGCCGTCATGCCCTGCATGGTGACAGGAATTGAGCGACCATCCGGCAGCGGCACATAGGCTTCCGGCATGCGGCCCTCCCCGAAGATGGAAAGCTGAGGTGATCTCGCGATGCCACCGTTGGCATAGGTATTTAGCGACAATGGCCCCCTACTCGTCATGATGTTGCCATTGGCGCTCCACGTCGTTGGATACTCGAACTGCCCTGTGCCCGCTGCGCCTCCTCCGAATCCCCCTGAGATGCCCTTGAACAGCGCCCCAATGAGCCCACCGGCAGCGCCGTTCTGCCCCTGCAGGCCGAAGAGACCGGCAAGCGGCCCCTGCCCCATCAATGCCGCCTGCAAAGCCGCATTCGCTATGCTCTTGGCGATGTTGTTGAACACGTCCTCGACGCTCTTCCCCTCGATCAGGAGATCCGACAGCGCATCGGTGGCGAGGTCGCCAAAGTATTGCTGGGCGTCGTTGAGAGCTTCCTGCTGCTTGCGCACCGCTTCAAGCTGCTCGACAGAGGCCCTGCGTGCTTCGACTTCGGCGTTGATGGCCCGCTGCATCTCGTCCGAGATTTCGAGCCCACGCTTCTTAGCCGCCGTTTCCAGTTCGATCCTGAGCCGTGCGGCTTCCAACTCGCCGCCATACTGCCCATAGAGGCGGGTTTCCTCTTGGATCTGCTGGGTGCGGCCCTGAGCGGTGGTGAGAGCCCGCTGGAAAGCGTCCTCATCGGCCTGTGCCCCGCGAGCGGCACGGCGGGCCTCGGCTTCCGCCTTGCGGCGGGCCTCCTCTGCCTTTTTCTCGGCTTCACGCTGCTTGATACGGTCCTGCGCCGCCCGGAACGCCTCCTCAGCCATTTGACGGCCGGTATCAGTGTCCGTGTTGGACAGCATCCTCTCATATGCGGCTCTGGCCTTTTCTAGATCGGTCAAGTTCGGGAGGCCAATCTTCGACAGATCGCTTAGGGCGTTTTGGAATTCCCGCACGTTCCCGAGATTGCTTGAGATCGAGTCTCCCAGAATGCCGACAGCGCGTGCATCCCGTTCAAGGGCTTCCTGAGCTTGGAGAGCTGCATTCGCCTTGTTGATCAACTCCCCGGCCATCGCCTTGATCTGAGTGCTATCGGACTCCTGCGCGATGCGGGCGACCTCTTCCACATAGGCACGAATGTTCGGCAGCCCGTCAGCCGTAAGCTGGTTGAGCTTCTCGAACGCTGATGCGAAGTCCCGATATTTCGGATCGAGTTCCAGATTGACCCCGCCGAACCCTGCGCCGGTCGCCGGATCGGTGAA